ATTCTAGGGTCTACTCTAAGAACTTTTTGAACTCTATTTAAGTATTCTGCTTTTTCTGCTTCACACATTAAATCTAAATCTTTAATTGAACTTTCTTCTATAATATCTTTTGTACCTTTTTATATCCACATTCTCTTAGTAAATTTAAAAGTTGAGGTTCAGGTGTTGATACATAATATTGTTTAATTGGTGATTGACCATGTTTTAACAACATATTAAAAAATACAATATCTGTATTATTAATCATAGCATTTGATATTTTGGTTTTAATATCTTGTACTTTAATAAACCCATCAGTAAAATCTCTCATTAATTTATAATTTCTACATTTGGTCATAAATTGTTTATCTTTAATTGCTATATGTAACAATTCTTCACGAATAATTGCTGGTGTATCCACTTTAATATCATCATCAATTTCAATAAGTGCTTTCATAACTACATCTGCATTATTACTATAATCCATTAGAATACTAACTTTTTCATTACTTGACAATTCAAGGAAATCTTGAATATTATGTTCTTGTTGAATTTGTTTATTATCTTTTATATCTTTAGAGTATCTACTTAAAATATTACCTTCAAATTTGTTATCAACTAATCTTACATCATTGAAAAAATGATATTTCATCATCCATAACATTGCTTTTTTATGGTTAAATTCTAAAATATTTTTAAATGTATCAATTTTAATACTATTTTTACCAATATTAGACAACTTTTGTGTACCATAATTATCAACATCAAATAAGAAACTTTGATCAATATTTTTACCAATGTTGCCTAAATATTCATCTCTAACTGAGTCATAAGTAGTTTTTACATAATTAATTCTATCAGCAACACATAAGTGAATACTAGTTGCTTTACGAGTTCTTTTAATCATTTGAATACTTGAAATAACATCTGTACTCATTGATGTATCATAGTGAAAATGTGTGTGTACATTATTAAGATTTGAAACACCAACTGTTAATGATGGACTAAATAAAAATATGTCCCATTTATCATGATCTTCTTGTTCAAATAATTCATAAATCAACTCTTTAGTTGTATCCGGAGTTTGTGCAGTAAGTAATATGCATTTCTTTCCGTGTTTTTCAAATAACGCTTTAGCACTATTTAAAAAATTTAATGATGTACCAGATACAGTAATTTTTCCTTCCTTAGCACTATGTAACATACTTTGAAAGAAAAAGTTTTTATCACTGTAACTAAACAATGTTGTTTTATCTCTCCATTGATTATTAAGCATCCATACATTATCTGTTTTATGTTCTAACAAAAAGTTTTCATAACCAGTAAGAAATGCATCTGCTATTACTAATTTTTTATTAAAAGCACCAAAAAACTTAGCAATATTAAGACTTGAGTTACTTAAATTATTTCTTGAGTGACACATTAATGAAATAAATTCATCCATTATTACAATATCAAATTTAGCAACATCATATTTCCAAAGACTATCAAATTGAACAATTATAGAGTCTCCATAATTATATTGGTCTTTGTTATATACTTTCATATCATACTTTTTAGCAAAATCTTGTGCTACTGAAATTCTGTTTGTAATAACAAGAACTTGCATATCTAAGTGATGCGACTCTTTAATTATTTCGTGAATAATTGTGGACTTAGCAGTACCCATTGGTGACTTAATTGCATATAAACCATCTTTATGTTCTAAAAATTGTTTAATTTCATCTAATCTATTAAATTCATTACCATCTTCATCTTTACCAGTTATAGCTAAATATTTTTCATGAGTGTTAATAATTTTTGTTGCTGTATTAAAGTGTTGTAATTCATTTTCATATTCCAAACCAACATTAAGTAATTCTTTACCTTGTGGAGATTTTCTCACTGCGTCATAAATGTTAATACTTCTAGTACTATTAAAGTGATGCATTGTGTAAGGACTATTATTAAACCAGTAATACCCACCTACAGATTTTTTCTCAGTTGGGTGTTTGAATTGAATACTTCCATTATCTCTCATAGACATAGGTTCAAATCCCATAGACTTATAAATGTTAATACAAAATTCTTCTAAAGTTTCACCAGTAATATTATTAATATCAATTTTAGTAGATTTTTTCTCAATATTAACATAACCATCTTCAACTTTATTAATTCTTGTTTCAAATGTACATTTAAATAGGTATTTGTCTTTATTAAGAAGAACTTTATTTTTACCAATAGGAGCATTTAAACTTGCAATACGAACAACTGCTTCATCAATATCACACCATTCTTTTAGGTCATAATTAAGGTTAGAAATTGCTGCTTTTGCATCACCTATATCTATTGGTTCAATAAACAGAATACCTTTCATATTAAAATTTGTTTTATTATCGTGTGAAGTACTTTCACCTAATATACATTTAAATTCTGAAAAATATTCTAGTATTTTTTCTTTGTGTTTAAGAGTGTAGACTTTATCAATATCTAAAACAAAATAAGTTAATTTGGTACCAAGAAATGGAGATAAGTTTTCTTTTCTTCTGAATGTTCTAATAGGTTCTGTTATTTTTTCAAGAGGAACATTTAGTGTCCAATAAGACACTAAAATATTAAACATTCCTAAATTATCATATTCATCAATTTTGTAAGTTTTAAATATAAAAGTTTTATCATAGTATGGAGACCATGCGTTTTTATCATTGCTTCTTTGAGCATTGAATACCGTAACATAATTAGGTAAATTCAAATCAATCCTTTATTTTGTCTAATATAGACCTTATTCTATTGTGTATTATACACTATTTTTTATTAAACTGTAGTAATTAAACTACAGTAATAATACTTTATGTTAGAAAGTAATCAGTCACTAACTACTAATTGAACAATGTATTGACCAGCAATATCATGAATTAATTTATCAATTGGCAATGTACCATAAAAAATATCTGCTGTAGAACCAGCTGGTTTATTTGATAAAATTCATCTAAATGTTAATACATTTGTTTCTTAGTCAGTTGAAGAACTACTATCTAATACAACAGGTGTACTAATAGTTGTAGTTACATCTCCACTCGTTATATTAGCTACAGAACTTGCCATTTGTTGCTGGTTAATGTTCAACAATTTCAAATTTATAAATCATTTTTTCTAACACTGATAATCTACTTTCTGTAATAGCATATCTATTAAAGTTAAATACAGTATTTTCACCAGTTTCTGGATTAACACCGGTTTTAATTGCGTGATGATATGGAGATATAATCATTGAAGATTGACCTGGCACTTCTGAATTAATACCAACATAAGCTGTAGTTGAAGTCATATCCGGGTTAAGGTAAAATTTAGTTCTACTATTTGATCCAAGATATAAACCTCTTTCTTTTTGATTATCAGGTAATCTATTACTAACAGCTAACATACTTGCTGCAGCTTTAAGAGGAAGTACAACAAATGAGTCAAGTGACTTGAAAGATTGTGAATTAATCAATAAAACAATTTCAGCAACTTTTTGTTGAATTTCAAAAATTGAAGTTTCAGCATTACCACTATCAGTAAGTACTAAATCTGTAGATAAAGATGCAAATAAATCCATTTTTTCTAATAGTTTAATATTTTCTTTAGTGTTTGAAACACCACCGAATGCTCTACCAATAAATGCATTAGCAGACTTACCGAATTGAGATTGGAGGTCTTGCATAGCTTCTACAGTAAATCCAGTATTTTCTAATGCGTCATCTTCAACAACTACTTCACCTCTAAGTAACTTAAATTTTCCACCAATGTATGCTAAAGCAAATGTAGCTCCAGTTGGTCCGTGAATTGGTGATACTTCACATATTTGATATGCTAATGAAGAGTGTTGTTTTCTTTCAATAACTGTATTTACAATTTCATCTGTATCTGCTACTTCAATACTTTCTGATAAATTTGATAGCTTAATTGAATTTTCTTTTAAATAGTCAATATTCATTTTGATTATTCCTTTTGTTTATTTATATTTAAGTTATTTATACGATTAAATATATTTATTACAAAAGTTTCAATGACACATTTAATGGTGTTTTATGACTCATAAACGATACATTAAATATCAGTAGTACAAAATTCCTGATAATCACAATACTCACAGAGTTTAGTTTCACATTTTTCATAATTACTTAGCTCAACATCTTTAATAGTAGTTAATAAATCTCTACAATAATTGTCGAGATATTTACGCTCGAGCGTTAATGAATTATCAACATCGTGTTCAATATACACATAAGATAAATGTATTGTATCCAATTTAGAGTATTTTTTAAACATATAAATTGCGTAGTACATTAATTGTGTAAAATCTTGAAACCTATGTTCTTTTAATTTGCCACTTTTACCAATCCACCAAATGCATAATACTATGCTTTCTTTTAATTTTTACTTTCAAGTTGGCGCCTCCTACTTTTGAATTTACTTATTATACCAAACATTAACTTAAACTTTGTATAAATAATAATATAAGAGATAATTGTTAAGTAGATACTCTTTAGTCGGTCTTATCTACTTAACAATTTTAGACCGACTAATCTACTCTTATAATTAACATATAGGACATATTATGACACAAACAGAAATATTTCAAGAATTTAAAACATATAACCTTAAAATTATTAGTGAAACTTATTTAAAAGAATACATTAAATTTTGTTTTGATAAAAACTTACATTCACCCGTAAAAGGCAAAACATCACATCACCACATTCTACCTCAAGCAAATACATTGCCATTTACTAAATTTAAATCTTTAAAAAAATATAGTTGGAACGGTACACATTTAATGTATTCTGATCATTATATTGCACATAGTTTATTAGCAAAAGCAATAGACTCTATACCTATATGTAGTGCTTGGTATGGACTAAACAATAAAGATTTTAAATTGGGAAGAATATTAAGTCCTATTGAATTGATAGGTAGTAAGTTACACCAAACACTAATGGAAAAAAGAAGTATTAATCAAGGTACTATAAACAAATCTCAAAAACATATAATAAGTCGTAGAAAAACAATGAGTATAGTAGGAAAAGATGGTTTAAATATGTACCAAAGACAAGCAATTAAAACAAAAAACTCTTTAATTAAAAGTGGAAAATGTAAGGGTGTTAATAATTCACAATTTAATAAAGTGCCTGTTAAGTTAAGAACTAAAAATTCTAAAAGTGATATAATAATGGTTAATAAAAATTACGATAAATCAGTATATGTTCATAACAGACTAAAAAAATACAATTTAATTAGTAATAACCAAATTATATTTAGTGGTTGGTATGATGAAATTAAGGAATATGTATTAAATAATAACTTATCAATGTCTCAATTTAATCAAGCCAATAAAAATAATAATTTTATTATGTACAATAATGCATATTTAAAAAACCAAATGATAAAAAGAAATTTAAGTTTATATATTGGTTCTAAATTAGAAGAAACATAATTATGCTATTTCCCATCCGTCCGGAATATCTTCTGAATTATCTATTTCTTTATATTCCCATTCATCTATTATTGTAAAGTAATCAATAAATCCTCTAAACATAGCACTTTTATCTTTATATTCACAAGGTGTAAGTTGAGGAGTTAATCCAATACTTAACTCTTTAACGCTTTCTCGTTCAAGATAATGTAAGTATTTAGATTTTAAAAATTTATCAATAATAGGTTGATATTTAGGAGCAAGTTTGTGTGTACCAGCATTAGGGTAATTTTCTAAAATATTGTGTAATGCAGAACCTTTATATAGTGCTGTTTTATCAGTTTCACCACGAGGTAATTTATCGATATAAGAGTATTTAAATTTTCTAGGACATTGTACAAATGTATTAATCTTAGAAAATGAGTATGGAGCGAATTTAAGCATTATTATCCTTTTATAGATTATATCACAATAAACATTAAAAGGACATTAAATGCCCTTATTAATTAGTCGTTAAGTGAAGACACCATATCAACTACGCTTTGGTTAGCATTTAGTTTTTCTGTAAGAATTTCTTCTTCCATAATTTCGCCAGAAGTTTTCTTAAGGTCAGCTTTCATTTTACCAATGATTTTAGATACAAGACCTACTGCAATACCTTCTTCTTTATAATCAGCTTTTAATTCTTTAATTTCAGCATCAATTGCTTTCTTTTGTAATTGTAAACCAATTAACTTTTCTGCGTACTCATTTACTTTTACCATTGTTTCATCTGTTGTTCTAATTTCCATTTTATTTTCCTTTTATATTTGTGTATTGTTTTGTTATAGCTACTAAATTATTATATTCATTTGTGTTACTACAATCAAAATAAATAAATTTAGATGTCAATCTTTTTTGCCGTTATAATTAGTACTTGTTGTACTATGTGAAAGATTAAAAATAATTCTCATTTTATCACTTACAAACTTAATTGAAGTTATATGATTTATATTAATTAATACTTTTTCGTGTTTAATAAACATTGATTTTACATAAGTATGATTTAAAATATCCGTTTCATCTTGTTTATCAGTCCAATCCATATAAGCATAATAAGAAATTATCTTATCTTCTACTTCCACCGGGCAATCCATATCAAGTGCTAATCTATTTTTTAATAGTGTAATACTTGAAACATGCTCTAAATTGACAAATTTATCATTTGCCTGTATAAAATTCATTTCTATCCTTTGTGTTTGTATAGTGTAATTATACACTAAATTGTCTTAATATTATAATTTAGCTTTTAGTCTTGTTGTAGCACTAATACCACTAAATGTATTATCTGCTATAAGTTTTTTGATATCTAATGTCGGATGATTTAACTTTAATTCGTTAAAATCTTTTTCTGGAAAAACACTAGGCATAACAAAAACTTTATGACCTGAATTAGCATAACCAATACTCATTTCAATACCCGTTTTATCATTGTCTAAACAAAAAATTGGAGTTCTTAATTGGTCTAATCTATCTTGTGGTATCTTCGCACCAAGATTTGCTATAATATTTGTATAACCTGTAGAAATACCATCAAATATTGCTTCAAATATATACACTGGTTCTTTTTTATTAATATTAAACCAGTTCCACACTTTAAATCCAACTGTACTTACAAATGTAATAAAGTCTTTTTTATCAATGCTTCTTGAGTAAAATCCATAATGTTTACCATCACACACCAAAGGTATAATTAAATAATCTTTAATATTGTAAACAATTTCACCAATTTTAATATTTTCTTTACCAATGAACCAATTACCCGGTGTAATACCTCTATTTTTTAAATAGTCAATATATTCTTGTGTTAATGGGCTAAAAAACATAGACAAATCATAAAGATCTGGTTTAGGTTCTGTTTTTGGTTTAAGAACAGCATTCATAGAAACCATATCACCTAATGATTGATTTTGTTTTAGGTTATTAATTTTGTCACCAAATGTTTCTTTTTTGTATGCTGGTAATAAGTGTGGATAAAAATCTCTTAGAAAAGAGTATATTGTTTTATTTTCACACGCACACCCAGAATTGAAACAGTTGATAAGTTCTAAGTCACCTTTTTTATATAAGTGAAGTCTTTTTGAATTTGCTTTTTTATTTGAGTCCCCACATATTGGACATTTACAAGCAACATCAAGTTGTGTTTCTTTATATGATGTAGCATTAACTGCTTGTTTAAAATATTTTATAGATTTATGGTCTAACATTAAAGCTCCTTAATTATACTATTTACCTTTTCTTCTAACTCAATAAGTGTGCCAGTGTTATTAATTGTATAATCAAATTTTACATTATTCTGATATAATTCAACATCAGATGCATGACCTTCTGTAGGTAATTCTCTATCATCTAAAACCAAAATTCTAATAATTTTAATATTATCTTGTGGTTGATATTCTACTATAAATCTGTAATCAGGTACTACAAATAATTTTTGATCTGACTCAAGTACTTTTTTGTATAATAAATCACCCCAAACACTATTACCAAATTCGGGTTTCATACCCTCTGTACCAAACTTTTGAAGTATTTCTCTAAAGTTTGTATATTTAAGTACTTGTTGAGGTTGGTTATTTGGGTACACTTTAATTTCAACACCGTATTCATCAGTGTTATTTTTCATTGTTTCTAAATCTTCTAATGAAATACCAAAAGTACCAGCAATGACACTTTTTAGTGGTGTAGCAAAAGACATTTTTGTATAATTAAAATTATCAACAATAAAGTCTGCTACTGTATCTTTACCTGCTCGTGGTAAACCGTTTATTAAAATAACTGTTTTCATTTCTATCCTTTATATAATTATACCACAAAATAGATTAAAAATCCCAACCACAGTTTGTAATATCTATTGTTGTTGTACTTTGAAATACCTGAGGCAACTTAGATTTAATTGTATGTAAACCAACACTATCCAAATAATCGTTAAATTCTTTTTCATTATAAGTAACATCAGCAGAATTATATTCTAACATAATGTTTGCTCTAATGTAATCAGGAATACCTTCTTCCATAACTAATGTAAAGTTTCTTTCATAATGTTCCCTATATAAAGGGTGTGAGTCAAGAAATTCTTCTAAGTTATTTTCATTTGGAACGGCCACAATACCATTAATTTCTTCAGTAAGTATTTTAGATTTTGCTCTAATTTCTTTTTTAAGTACTTTATCTTCAGTTAATTTACCTTGAGCTATTAAAGTTTTCTTTTGTTCTTTTAAATCATTTACTAATTGAGACTTTTTCCACTCTCCACTAGCAATTTTCTCTAAATTAGAACTTCCAAATCCTTTAGTTTCATAAATGTCTAAACCAATTTCCTGACCTTTTCTATTTACTGCTTGAACTGTATATGTTGATAATACTTCTCTTTTTTCATCCATTGTTAATTTTTTGAATTCATGAACCAATGTAGGTTTATTCAATTCAGTCAAATGTTTAATAAAATCTTCAGAAAATACAGTATGATCAATTACTTTAGGTACACCATCTGATACATCGCCTAACATAACATGTTCGTGTATCCAATGTTCCATATTATCGTGTTTATTTTCTGGTACTAACCATTTTCTAGTTAATGCAGAATATTGTTTAATGCCCGGTAATCTTTGTGCTTGTAAAAAATCTTTATCTGGACTTAATATTAATACTTCTTGTTGGTGAAATTCCTTAGCAAGTATTAAAATTGTATCATCAGCTTCTGCTTTGTTTACATATACACATTTCCAAGGAGTATTTTTCATAAATTGTTCAAATAATTCATTAGTGTATTCGTACACTTCTTTATAATTTACTGGATTTTCTGATTTACCTTGTGCAGTTCTTCTACTTAATTTGTATTCAGGATAAACATCTCTACGCCAATATTCTTTTTTATAATCGTCAAAACAGAGAACTACCTCTCCATAATTTCTGTATTTAATTTGCATGTCTATAATTTCTGATATAATATAATGTAGTGTTAATTTAATAAAGTCTTCTGTTTTATACTTTCCGTCTATAATTGTAAAATTTGAGGAGTCTTTAGTACTACCAAATACCATTCTATGCAAAATTGAACTAATGTCAATTAATATCATATATTTTCCTTACAAATTAACACTCAAAAGAGTGTTAAGATATTTAGTAATTTATTAAACCATTCCGTTAAGGATTGAGTCTAAATCGTCATTTGCATTTGGTGTTACTGGTGTTACTGCTACTTCAGCAACTGGTGTAACTGTTGGTTGAGCTAATGCTGCACCTAAGTCTTGTGTTACCTGTGCAACTGTAACGGGTGCTACAACTGTTTCAACAACTGGTGTTGCTACTGCCGCTGTTGCTGTTGCAGGTGTTGCTTCTTGGTCTTGAAAAGTAACATAAGCCATTTTCTTAACAAGTTCATCGTAACTTAAGAATGCTTCAGGTTTTTGTAAATCTGAAAGTGTATGAGTATTTGCTTTAATATCAGCAACGGCTGCTTCTACTGTTTCGTAAATACCATTTTCTTCTGGAACAACTTCTGAACTATCATAATTAATTTGTTGGTTAGCACCTTTTTGAGCAACTAATCTAAATGAGTTACCTTTAAGTGGGTTGAATAATTGTTTTGGTGTTTTACCAAGAGCAATATCATTTTCTGATGGTGTAAGTGCTTTTTCTAATTTGGAGTTTACTGCACCTGACATATCATATAAGAATATTTTACCTTCATTTTCAGGGTTTGCTGGGTCTTTTAAAACTTTGATATTTGTGATATATCTAATACCTCTACCAAAAATTTTAGCACCATCTTTATCGCCTGCGTTCCATAGTTCTTGCCATTTTTCTTGGAAAGGACAAGGTAGTCCGATTGTTGCTGGAGTGTACTCTGATACAAATCTTTTTTTATCATTTTTAACAATAGTTGTGTTGATTTTGTTCATTTGAATTAACATTCTGTTTTCAGAATCTGGAAGAAATCTAATAAGTGCTGCGCCATTTCCTTCTTTGTCTTTTGATAAAACATAGAATCTTTCGTCTCTTGCGAATTTATTAGTTTGTTTTGCGAATGGGTCTGCTCCGACTGCGTCTTTTAGAGCGTTAAAATCGAATGCGTTTGCTGTAGTATCTGTCATAATATAATTTCCTTTTTGTGTCTCATGGACTTCATTTTGTATAGCCTCTTGTGCTTTTTTCAGTTAGTTTGTTCTTTTAAAGTCTCTAGGACTATTTCGAATGCCGTTTAATGTCACGAGGGACAATCTCTGTTTACTATTGTAATACTTTTTATTTATACGACAAAAAGAGTAGAAAAGTAAACAGAAATGTTAAATTTACAAATTTACAAAATGACTATTTTTTAATAGCCATAAGTAAAGTAATATCAATTTCTGTAGATTTAAGTAAAAGTCTATAAGCATCTCTTTGTTCATTATACTTAACTTCAAATGTATAATCTGACATTGGTAATGAGTTAAAGTTTTCTGCTGGAACTTTTACAATAAATTCTTTTTGTGTACTAACACCATCAACTGCTGATTTTTTAATACTAAATGAATTTGACTTAGCATTAAAGTTATTTGTACTACCAAGTTTAACAATAATATCACCATCTTTTGACTCAATAATAATATCTGTAAGGTCTTTAAAAACACCAGCAGCAGATTTAATTGTTTTAACATCATCTTTTGTAAGAGTAAATGTAGAAACAGTTGCAACATTTTCTGTACTCACGAATAAGTCCTCTTTTTTGTTGAAATTTTCAAGTACTGATGTATTTGTAGTTAAGTATTGAAGTGCTGAATTCTCACTTGAAATGTTAATAACATTGTCAGCAATTGAACATTCGTAATCTTCAAAAAGTTTGAATGTACTAATAAATTCTGAGAGGTTGTAAATACCAATTTCTGGAATAGGTTCTGAGTCTAGTGACTCCATATTCATTTTAACAATAACATCTCCGGCAGAGTTGTTTAAAATTGTAGTTGGGTAGTTAAGTATTGCAGAGTTTGTAATACTATTTAGGGCTTGTAACACATTGATTGTATTTTTATTTAACATTTTCATCCTTTGTTTTGATAGTGTAATTATACACTAAATTATCTTAATATATTCTTTTTAAACTTTAAAAAGAAATTCTGGGTTTTCAATTTTAGCTCGTTCTAAATACATTTTATAGTATTTTGAACTTCTAAAATTCTTTACTGGTGTACCTGTTTCTATTGCAG